ATCATGCTTATAGTGGGCGAAAAAAAATTACAGTTCATAATGGATTGTCTGTTGGTGAAAGTGTTATTTTAGTACAACAAGCAGGCGGACAAGAATTTATAGTTTTATCTAGGTCTACTAATCATACAAATTTGACTGGTCAGTGGGGTGGATAATATGGGATTTTTACCACAAGGAACAGATACAGATTTAAATATAAATATAACTAAAATAAATACTATTTCTAGTAAATCTTATCGAATGAAAATTGCTGATGAAAAAATAGTTGGTAGTATTGATGAACTTGAGGCAATTGCACAAGCTTGTTATAAAATATTAAATACAGAAAGATATCAATATGCTATTTATAGTTGGAATTATGGCATTGAATTACAAGATTTATTCGGAAAATCTGTTCCATATGTATATTCTGAACTTCCTCGTCGTATTAGCGAAGCACTTTTACAAGATGACCGTATACAATCTGTTGATGATTTTGAACTATCTTATAATAAAGGTAATGTATTAGCTAAATTTACAGTAAAAACTAATCTAGGCAATATTGAAATGGATAAGGAAGTGAATATTATTTAAATGTATGAAAATCAAACAGAAAATATTATTTTAAATAGAATGCTTGAAAAAGTACCAAATGATATAGATAAAAGAGAAGGTTCTATTATTTATGACGCAAGTATGCCCGCAGCAATAGAATTTATGCTTTTATATGCGACTGTAGATTATTTTATAAAAAATACTTTTGGCGATACTGCTGAAAGATATTTTTTAATATTATTAGCTAAAGACCGTGGATTATCTCCTTATCCAGCAACATATGCAATAGTAAAAGGCGAGTGTACTCCTACTAATATAAATATTAGTATAGGCACTCGCTTTTCTTATGATGATGTAAATTATTCTATTATTGAAAATCTAGGTAATGGACAATATTTATTAAAATGCGAAACTATAGGAACTATTGGAAATAAACCAAGTGGAAATTTAATTCCTATTGATTATGTACAAGGTCTTGAAGTTGCTAAACTTTTGGAAGTTACTATTCCAGGAGAAGAAGAAGAAGCGACAGAAGATTTTAGAAAAAGATATTTAAATAGTTTTGATAATCAAGCATATGGTGGAAACATTTATGATTATAGAGAAAAGGTAAATGCTATTGAAGGTGTGGGTGGAGTAAAAGTTTATCCTGTTTGGAATGGTGGAGGAACTGTAAAAATTGTATTTATGACTAGTGAATATAAGCCACCTACTACAGAATTTATACAACAGGTACAAGCTAAATTAGACCCAGAACAAAATAAAGGAAAAGGGATAGGAATAGCACCTGTTGGTCATGTTGTAACTGTTAATGGAGCCAGTAATTCTTATATAAAAATTAATCTTAATGTTACATTTAATAATGGAAATTTTGATGATTATAAAACGAAAATAGAAAAAGTTATTGATGATTATTTTTTTGAATTAAATTCTAAATGGCAAGATACACAAAAAGTAACAATGGACGTATATGAGAATAAAGGTATTGTAGTACGTATAAGTCAAATTGAAAGTCGCATTTTAGATATTGAAGGTGTGGATGACATTGAACATACTAAATTAAATGAGTTGGAAGAAAATTTAATCTTAGATGTTAATGCTCTTGCTGTTAGAGGTGAATTAAGTGGATAATTTGGAACGTGAAGTAAAAGTACAAAGATATTATCCTAATGTTATTGCTAATGCTGATGAGTTTAAACAGCTTGCTATATTGGAAAATGAAGAATTTGAATCTATATGGGAAGTTTTATTTAAATGGTTTAAAAATAAATTTGTTTATGAAGCTGATTTACAAGGTATACAACGTTGGGAAGAAATGTTAAAAATAATTCCTAAAAGTAAAGAAACGTTAGAAGATAGACGCAGTAATATTTTAGTAAAAATAAATAGTATATTACCATATACAATACGTAGATTAAAGCAAATTTTAGATTTAAAATTTGGAAAAGATAATGCTATTCCTATTACAACAAAAAACTATGAATTAATAATAAATTTTAATAATGAAATTGAATTAAATGCTAAAACAATGCGAGCTTTATTACGTGCTATAATTCCTGCTAATTTAATTTTTAAAATAATAATCAGTTGGAATTTTGAACAAAATATTTATAATAAAGCAAGCATTATTCAGTATATTAACACCAA